TATATTTTTCATATTCAATAATTAATACTAATATAGAGGATTCAATATTATTAAACTTCAATAATGATTAATAAAAATATAAATTACTTAAATAAAGATTTTTCTTCATTTAAAAATAAATTGGTAAATTTTGCCAAAACCTATTATCCAAATACATATAACGATTTTTCAGAGTCATCTCCTGGGATGATGTTAATAGAAATGTCTTCATATGTTGGGGATGTTTTATCATTATATTTAGACAATCAAATACAAGAAAATTTTTTACAATTATCAAAACAAAGAAAAAACTTATTATCCCAAGCCTATGTTTATGGATATAAACCCCAAATAACATCAGTATCTTCAGTAATGTTAGATATATATCAGATTGTTCCTTCAATTAATATATCTGGTTCTATTTTTCCTGATTATAATTATTCTTTAAATATTGAAGAAGGATTGAGTGTGCAATCATCATTAGATTCTAAAATTAAATTTATAGTAGACGAGAAAATAGATTTTTCTAAATCCGGTTCACAAGATAATACCGAAGTTACAATTTATTCTTTAGATAATAACCAATCACCAGAATTTTACCTATTAAAAAAACAAAGGAAAGCAAATTCGGGAGAAATTAAAAACATTTCATTTTCTTTTACTAATCCTGAGAAATTTACTACTATTAATATAAATGATGAAAAAATTATTAAAATTAAAAGTATTACTGATTCTAACAATGAAAAATGGTATGAAGTACCTTATTTAGCACAAGATACTATTTATGAAAAATACGAAAATACAGATATAACTTCTAATACACAATATTTATTAAAATTAAAACAAGTATCTAAAAGATTTGTTACAAGAATAAAACAAAACGACTCGATAGAAATCCAATTTGGCGCTGGAATATCATCTTCACCTGATGAAGAAATAATCCCAAATTTCGAAAACATAGGATTAGGGTTACCTTATGGAGTAAATAAACTATATACAGCATTTGATCCATCAAACTTTTTATATACTAATTCATATGGAATATCCCCATATAATACCACTTTAAATATAGAGTATTTAGTAGGGGGAGGGGTTAGTTCAAATATTCCATCAAACACACTAACAGTACTAAACTCGGGTAATGTAACCTTTAATAGTGCTAATATTGATCCTCAACTATCTAATACTATAATTAATTCTTTATCATTTAATAATGAATTTCCAAGTATAGGAGGAGGAGATGGAGATTCTAATGAAGATCTAAAACAAAAAATATTAGCATCTTTTCCAACACAACAAAGAGCTGTTACTCTAGATGATTATATAATTAGAACATTATCATTACCTCCGGAATATGGTATTATATCTAAATCTCATATTATAAGTTCATCCCAAGAAAAAGGAGATAGAAACTTACTTTTATTATATATTTTATCTAAAAATATAAATAATAATTTATCTATAGCAGATAATATTACTAAACAAAATTTAAAAACATATTTATCTCAATATAATAGTATAAATGATGCTGTAAATATCATGGATGCTTTTATTATTAATATAGGTATAAATTTTGATATTACACTAAGACCTAATTATAATAATAAATTAGTTTTAACCAATTGCATTAATGCTCTAATAGAATATTTTAATATAGATAAATGGAAAATAAATGACCCAATATTATTATCAGAAATATATACTATATTAGATAAAATAGATGGTGTTCAAACAGTCAAAAATATTGAAATAATAAACAAAGAAGGTGAAAATAATGGTTATTCTAAGTACAGTTATGACATAAAATCAGCTACAATTAATAATATAATTTATCCCTCCTTAGATCCTAGTATATTTGAATTAAAGTATACTGATGATATAAAAGGGAAAATAGTAAGTTTCTAAATAATATATATTTATAGTTATATAAATTAATAAAATATGGCTATATATAAATTTTTTGTTGAAAAAGATAATTTTTTATCATCTCAATACCCTAGTTTTAATTACGGTAGAGATGAAATTTTAGATATATCAAACGATTCTTTATCTTCAAATAGAGCAATATTATATTTCAATCAAGGAGAATTATTGAATACTATAAATGTATTAAATATAACTTCATCATCTTCAATACTAAAATTATATTTAGCTAATGCATCTAATATCCCATTAGATTATAATATTGAAATATACCCACTTTCACAAAGTTGGTCTATGGGTACAGGAAGATCAGGGGATGAGCCAAATCCATTTAATGGTTCTTGTTGGAATGATAATGGAATTGATACTTCATCATTATGGAATGGAGGTAATTATATAACTTCATCATTAGTAACCCAATCGTTTTCATATGATGATAATAAAGACATAAATGTTGATATATCATCAATAGTAAACTCATGGGTTTCGGGAGATATTAATAATAACGGAATTATAATTAAACATACAGATGAGATAGAATCATCATCTATTTATATATCTTCCAGATATTTTTCAATAGATACCCATACAGTATATCCTCCTCATATAGAATTAGTTTGGGATGATATTCAATATTCTTCTTCCCTTCCACAAATATCTTCAAGTTTTATCTCTACTATAATAAATAATAAAGCTAAATTTAAAGAGTCTTCAATTTATACTTTTAGAATAAAATCAAGAGATGAATATCCTACTAGGATGTTTCAAACAGGTTCCATATATTTGAATAATAAGGTATTACCTGAAGAATCATATTGGTCTTTAAAAGATGTTAAAACTAATGAAACAGTAATAGATTTTCATAATATAGGAACTAAAGTTGGGGCGGATAATAATGGAAATTATTTTAATATGTATATGAATGGTTTACAACCAGAAAGATATTATCAAATTTTAATAAAAACGATTATTAATAATAATACTATTATAATAGATAATAAATCAAATTATTTTAAAATAGTAAGATAGAAAATGAATGATATATTAAATTTAAATAGAATAACATTTGATAAGAATGATTATCCAAAAGTTATAGATACAGAATTCTCCCAACTAATTACACCAAACCTAATATCAATTCCTAATATTCCAACTGTAGATGAATTTTTTGAATTATATGATTCTTTATTTTTTGAAATCCCTATAGATGGTGATGTAAATTCACATAAAGAATTAATAAAAAGAAGTACCGAATATGTTGGAGAAACCCAAAATACAGAAGAAATAGATTTACTTTTAGAAGAAATTAATCAATTGAGATTAGAGTTACTAGAAGCCAGACAATTAATAGATGATTTAACCCAATAATATGGAAGACTTTCAAATACAAGACATAGATCCATCTACATATAAAATCCAAGAATACACATTTCAGGATACCAATTTATTAACCCCAATTAATATTAACAGAGAGTTTGGTTTAAGTAATGATGTAGTCGAATTTCATATTATATCTCCATCAGGAGATATTTTAGAAACCGATTATAACTATAAAAATTATAAAAACAGAAGTACTATTAATAATTCTTCTTTATTTGATTCATTAGAAATAAATGCAGAAGAAGATTTACAATTATTTGGTTACACAACGGGGCAATTTGATTTATTATATAATTTTTATAGATTATTATTTAATAGTTCCAATCAAAATACTTTCTATATAAAAGAAATATCAAGAGATAGAACTGAAATTAAAATAACTAGTAATAATATTGAATATTTAGATTTACAATCTTTATATATTGATTATATAACTACTAGAAATCAAAGAAGTTTTTATTCTGATTTTTTATTAAATTTTTCATCTAATAAAACAATTATAGGAGTAAATATTGCTTTAGATAATATAAACAATACAACTCCAAGTTTATATATAAAATTATACGAACCTCTTCCATTAGAATTTAATATTAAAGATAAATTATGGTTAGTTGAAACTATATCTGATTCATATTCTTTTAGATTAAATAAAGATTTTATTGTAGAAAATGAAAATAATATCAACCCTTTAAAAGGACCTAATTTTAATATTGAAATAAATAATAGAGTTAGTCTAACTACTCCATATTATAATTTATCAAATATTTTAGATAATAATATAACTTCATCTTATAATCAACTCCAATCATTGATTAAAGATAACGTTCAAATAAATATAGACTATAATGATTTTACCAACTTCATCCATTTTTCATCTATAAATGAAAGAATAAATAACTTTATATATAAATTAGATCAAATTCATAGATTAAACGAAGATTTAACTATATTATCAAATGTTACATCATCTGTTAATCCAAATAGTCTTACCTCTTCTATATTAACTATCAATAAACAAATAGATAATATAACCCAAAACTTTGATGGATATGAATATTTTTTATATTATGAATCAGGTACAAATTCCTTCCCAAAACAAAATAGTACAAAACCTTATATAAATGAATATTCTACATCTTCAATATCATTAGAATGGATAGGCTCAGATAATGAACAATCCCAATATTATGGTGGTAAAATTCTAGAAGCATCTAATTATGATTATCAAAACAGAAATAATTTATGGAATAACCTTCCTGATTATATAAAATTTGATGAACAAAATAACCAATTAGAACTACTAATATCAATGTTAGGTCATCATTATGATTATATTTGGACTTATATAAAAGATATTACTAATAAAAATATAAATGATAATAGATTAAATTACGGTATTTCAAAAGATATTATAGCCGAAACTCTAAAATCATTTGGAATAAAATTATATACTAACTCCCAAAACAAAGAAAATATATACTCAGGTATTTTAGGAATGAATCCTGATGGTACTTTTCTTCCTTCAACGGGCTCATATGTAATTAATAATTATATTTCTTCATCTAACTATACTATTCCTGAAAACGATATTTCAAAAGAATTATATAAAAGAATATATCATAACTTGCCTTATTTATTAAAATCCAAAGGTACTAAAAATGGTTTAAAATCATTGATAACTTGTTTTGGTATTCCATCTACTATTTTAGATGTAAAAGAATATGGTGGAAATTCAAAACAACCTCACACTTTTGAATCTTCATATAATAATTTTAATTACTCATTAAATTTATCTTCAAGTTATTTATCTATACCTTGGCTACCATCTCAACAACAATTTTTAGATACATCTTCTGATATAGTAGCAGATACAATTGAATTTAGATTCAAAACAAATAATATTATATCTTCCCAATCACTACTAAATATAGATAATAAAATAGGAGTAAATATATTATACACAACATCAAGTTCAGGTAATATAAATTTCTTTGTATCTGGAACTCAGGGGTATGTTACTTCATCTAATATTAATTTGCCTTATTTTAATGGGGAATGGTGGAATGTTGTTTTAACAAAAGAAACAGGAAGTTTTGATTTAGACCAAGGGAATAAATATACATTAATTATTGGTGATAAAAAAGATAAAATAATTAATAATTTAGAGTCAAGTTCAATACAAATATTACAACAATCAATATCAAGTTCATATAATCAATCTTGGGAAAATTTTGATACATCATCTTTCTTATATATAGGGGGTCCTAATAGTATTATTACGTCATCATTCTCAGGTTCCATACAAGAAGCAAGACTATGGATAAATAATTTATCTATATTAGATATTACAGAACATATTTTAAATCCAAAATCATTTGCATATAATAATCCAACAAGTTCATATAATAATTTAATATTTAGAGCACCTTTAGGTTCTGAATTAGATAATACATTAACACAATATATATATTCTACACATCCATCTGATATAGAATCATTTTTATCAGCATCTTCTTCATTTTCAAGAGCAGAAATAATTAATTATTCTAATTCTGATTATTTATATAATTATGAAGAATTTATTGTTAATCTTCCTAAAGGAGTAAATAATATTGATTCTAATTCTAAAATTAAAATTATAGAAAATGATATATTAGCAGATAATGTTTTATCTCCATATGTTTCTATAATTAGAGAACCTTTGGAAAATAATACCCAAAATTTATCTAAAATTGAAATTGGTATATCTCCAGAAAATTCTATAAATGAAGATATTATAAAACAACTAGGTGGTTTTAATATAGATGATTACATTGGTGACCCAAGAGATGCTGATTTAGAAACATACCCTGATTTAGTTGAGCTTAAACACCATTATTTCCAAAAATATTTAAGAAAACAAAATTTATTTGATATAATAAAACTATTATCATATTTAGATAATTCATTATTTAAAATATTAAAAGATTTTACTCCAGCTAAATCAGATTTATATAGTGGTTTAATAATAAAATCCCACATATTAGAAAGAAATAAAAATAAAAAAAATGAACCAACATTAGAATTTCATAATATTGATGCTGAAATTGACACAGCCTTCTTTACAGGTTCTAATGCATCTAACACATCATTTAATTCATATAATACACATTCATATATTACCCCATCGGGGATAACAACAAAAATTAATAATGATAATAAAGAAAGTGGTATTGATTTCTATTTGCCGACTGCCTATGCTGGTAAAGGTTTTTCTCTTCCTGATTTACCAACTGCTAAAATATCAATGGATTCAATAATACAAATCACTAATGGAATAGTATTCCAAGTTACTTCTAATGATTATGAAAAGTATAACATTTATAATAATTCATTTATTATATTTGAAAAGTCTAATAACATTAATATAGATAATATCGTATTATGGAAAAGATTTGGATTCTCTTTTATAAATAGGATAACTAATTTCGATAATGAGAAAATTAGTTTTGATAATGACAAAACATATTTTTTATCTGAAGTGTTAATTTTAGGAATAGCAAAAAAAACGTTAATAAATTTATAGGTGTTGAAATGAAATATTTAATATTGATATTTGTGCTATTATTTTCGTGTAGTAATAATCAAAGTATTTTACAAACTAATTGTAATATAAATACTGATTCCTTATTTAAGGAATTATCCGTAATATTAGTAAGAAATGATTTTATAATTCAGAATTATTGGGGAACATTTGCCTCTCAGAAAGATTATAAACCGTATATGAATGATTGGCAAAAACAGATGTATGAGAAGCTTTCAGAGTATTATGATACACATTTACTAAGTAACC